TTTATTCTCTTCGAGAATTTTGTAAAAATTCTTGACCCATATTTTCATGTCATCCCGACTAACAGACTTCGTTTTAGGTACGATACTCTTGATAGCGCCTATTTGTCTGAGAGCGTCTATTCGTGGATTGAATTTAATACTCCCTCTTTCGTAGCAACATGCACACACCCGGGTATTCTTCCAGCTGTGACTGTTGTTATTTTCAAATGGAGGGTTTGTTTCGTGTAGATACTTGTCAAACAAACGAAGTTCCCATGCGTGAGATACCTTAAAATATGGATCGAGTGGTGCGAGGCACACGGCACACACATACCTCCATTTTATTTTCATACTTATAGATAGAAGATGGCTTATCTTTATTTGATAGCTATAATTTTTGTACTTTATCTTGTGATGCAAAATAAGACGCGTGGCGTGAATAAGGCTATAGAAAAACTTGTGAGGCAGTCAGCCCGATACGCGGTGGCAGCGCAACAGGATGCTTCACCGGTCATCGCAGTCCTCCATGCTAACTATGCAGCGGCGTATTTCTATGCACTCAAAGAGTTTGCAACCGATTCACAGATTCACAACGCAACTGGTATTGATGTTAAGAAATTCAAAGAGCATGTCACAAATGTTCAAGACATGGTGACTAAGAAAACTTCTGCTAAATGTCCAGAGTTTGTTGGTGAAGTTGATATTTACTTGGCACAAATTGGTGGAGAGGCTGCTTAAAATTAAAACCCCGTAAAAGTGTATGGATGACTATGTCATCGTCCAAGATCCGAGGAATAACATAGTTTTAGGTGTGAATGAAAATCGACAAGTTCCAGAAACGATCATAAAAATACATATTGAAGAGCGGGATGATGGAATTCCTCGCCAAAAGGTAATGTGTTTTGTAGTATCCTTTATAATTATTATGGTAGGTGGAACCATGCTTTTTTGATACCTAAGTCACCAAAGGTTATCACAATTTCAAAGTCAAAAAATGGAAATCATTCGCGATTCTATGTGGTCTACCTGCCTCTCTGACGCGACAAAGATGTATCGCCTCAGAGAGCCAAATGAAAAATGCTATCGCCTTGCAGATGCTACCTGGAAATGTAAAATGGCTTACATCAAACATACAAATACAAAAAAGAATAGAGCAATTGTAGTTCTTGATGCACCGCCAAAAGAAAATACACCCGAGCAGCGCACGTCCCACAAGATTTGTTGTGCGACCACAATGTCTGGCAAGCCTTGTCGTTTCAAGGCGGTCTGTGGTAACTACTGTCGAAAGCACCAGGTGGCTTCAGCGAGCGTTGGTGATAAAGTTGATGTGAGTGATCTTCTCTCCAAATTAGAGGAAATTAAAATCCAATGATACTATAAACAATGATGTTGGATCAGGAAAGTCTTAGACCTGTAATAATAGCTATGGCGGTATATTTAACAATCGCAACTCTTGTTCCTCGTATAATTAAAAAACCATCCGGTATTAAATTTTTGGATGACATTGTCATGGCATTGATTGCGGAGAAAGGGGCGTTAATGAGTCACACCATCATTGTTGGTATTGTCGTTCTCGCTACCAATTATATTCACGAGGAATTCTTGTAATACATTGTCTTTTCCCACCAAATTTGACGTGTGTGTGTGATCCATGTACCGCACATTTTTCTCAGAAACATTTTTCATAAATTCCACGAGTTGGTTTGGATTTGGCTTACCCCAAGTCATTCCCTTTTTGAAAAGGAAATCATCCATTTCCAATTGTTGGAGTTCACAATCAATGGTGTATGGTGTTTTTATATATTCCGGAGCACCTCCATAATTTGTTATGATAACCGGTTTGTTTCTCATGGCTGCTTCTACCGCACCCATCCCAACTCCCTCAGACGATGAGAAACTTACATAGCAGTCACCTCTATCATGAATCTTATTCATTTCTTCGTCGGATACAAGACCATTTATTATTTCAACATTTGGTAACTTTATTTCAACGTCTCTTCCACATGTTGCTTTTACAAGTAAACGTGTATTTGGGTTGTTTAATCTCAGGAATGCCTCTAAGATATTTTTGAAATTTTTACGTGGATCTAGAATATTGCCTATATGATAAAAAACATAAGGTTTTGGTTTTGGTGTAGGTATGTGCGCATGAATCACGTAAAATTCATTGTCTGGAAACTGTCTTGAGAGAACTCTCTTACAAAATTCACTCGGAACGGCAACCTTTTTAAATTCTTTCATTATGAGACCATAATCTTCGTGAACCGTCTCAGTTTCACACACTGTCATACATGCTAGATTTTTTATTTTACTTCGAATATATGGAATTCTATTCATATGAAATTGTATAGGTAGCATAAATATTAGTGCATTTTCAGACTCTGGTAGGTCATCTGTTATTTGGTAATATTTTGTACAGGGAAACAACTCGACATATTTGATTGCGTGTTGTCCCATACCTGTGAGAATATGCGGGCCTATAATGATCATTTGGTATAAAGATAATGTTGCTTTTATATATATTAAGATGAATCCATTGCAATTGCGAAAAGAGGTCGAAGAAGAAATGAAGCGCACGCGTCTCGACAAGACTCGTCTCTATGATTTGCTCTTGAAGATAGTTGATTCCACTGTCGGAGGTGAAGCTTCTGCGGGTCCAGCCGGTGAACGCGGTCCAGCCGGCCCAGCCGGTCCAGCCGGTGAACGCGGTCCAGCCGGTCCAGCCGGTGAATGTAAGTGCAAGTGTACCAAGGAAGAAGCACCAAAGAAGACTACAACCACTTCTACCAAGAAAAAGAGTGCAACTGCCACTACCAAGAAAACTACAGAATAAACATGTAAAAACCACCTTAGTCAGAATTACACTTTCAATTGTTGATACTCTAATATCAACAAATGAAACACATCGATTTTTCGAGACCACTTCGACTCATAAATCTGGATAAAAGGGGTAACTTACATAAAAATACATTTCATGAACGGAATTTAATCGTAAAAAAGGTTACATGGCCACGGGACCCGAAGAAGTTCCACGATTCACCCACCAGACGAAAGCTCCAAAAATAGTTGCTAAAAGTGCCACCAACAAACCAAATGAATATTTTTTAGGTGGTTCGTCGGGTGGTTTATCTGGTAAACGCTCTACATTTTGATTAAGTACATCTATCTTTTTGAGCAACTGCTGTAGCGCTAGTAGTATTTGCAGCTCGCGATCTTTAGGCTTTTCTTTTACATTTACAGTTGTAATCTCAAGCACCATGTACCATTTTGCGTCTGGCTGAAGCAACAAGTAGTCTCCATCATCCTGTTGTTCGTATATGCGGAAGTTCAACTTCTTAATTGAAATTGGATTGAAATAGTTTGTGTTTCTATTGAAACTTTTCCATTGTTTGTCTCGTAAAACAACTCCACTACTTCCAGTGAAATGTCTTTCAAGTGGAACTCGGGCTAATATCTGACCATGTCTTTCATCAAGAATTTGAGCCACTTTTGGAATTTCTGGACATATTATATCCACAAACTTTGCTATGTTAGTATCTGTTCCGTCATTACCACCTATCTGTGTAATGTAAAAGTCGACCATTTTGATACCAAGAACACGACTCATATCTTCAACGTGTGTATTTGATTCAAGTCTGAGATCGAGTGAAAATGTATTATTTGTACCATCTACAAAATTTGAGTCAATTATAACATACTGAGTTTTCTTTGGTATGTCGTCTAATGACATTCTGAAGTATACTGACATAAAAAATAAACTTGATTCAATACAAATGTATACCAAAGCTATTTATAGAACTATTATGTCTATGACACCATTTTATATCGAAAACTTTTGTCTGTGGGTAAAGACTGCTGTGTGGGACGCCCCAAGAAGAATCTATCTTGATATTGATTTGGAGAAGCAAAAGCTTGAGAGAGAAGAAGAACGCCTAAGTAAGCTTGGTGGCGAAGTAAATTTAACCCATTAAATGGACTATATCCCATTGGTCACCAACGATTTCCGAATCGCATTCTGTCAGGCAACTGAACCCCTCTGTTCAGACGTCCGGCGTATCATCTGGGAAAATCTTCTTTATAAAGATATAGAGTTGGAACCTCCGCCAGCACCCAAAAAATGTCCTATAACATACTCAAGAGTTTCTGGGAGCTCCTTGCCCCGCAACCTATTCGAAAACCTACACCCGAGCCAATAACTCGGCAATATTTGGAGTACGAAGAAATTATTGCCATCAACGAAGCAAAAGAAGTTATAGTTTTGCACATGCCAAGAAAGTATGATCTGACTTATAGGTTAGACCTCTGATGATATCAAAGATGGAGCAACGTCGGGACAAGCTTGAAAGCTTTCTTTTGAAGTGTGATGACGCTCTTACAAAACTCAAAGAAAAGCGACGTTTCAGTTTTGTTCACTTTGGGGATAGCCGAAATGATCAACAAATCAAAAAGTTAACGGAACTTGCAGAAAGGGTAGTTGAAGAACTTCGTGGTATTGATATTGAAGACGATGTAAAATTGGTTGAACAATTACATGATGAATATGACAATTTATCAGATCTTCAAAATGAATTATTGTCGTCACTTGACGAGGAATTTGAAAATATTGACAAGGAGATCTGGTACAATCAAAACTTTGATGACTGGAAGATGATGCCCGATCGTCAGGAGTGTGAAAAGTATCCACTCGCTCAGAGAGTGTGTTATTCCAAGTGTCGTCGTAAAATGTTCAAGCATCTTGAAAACGATTGGAAGAAAAAGACCTTTCCAACTCTTCACGACAGACTCGAATTTTTCTGATATGTAATGATAACATGAAATGGAAATTCGTTAAACAATTTTACATTCAAATGAAACAACATCTCACATTTTCGATCATCACTGATGGCTTTGGCACCTTTATCAGGAATCTTGTCAAAGAAATTTTACCCAATAAACTAAATAAGGACTTGACCCGTGGTAGAAGTAAAAAAGATGGTGCCAAGACCTCGTAAGATTGTCGAGAAGACGTACTACTACGCCACCGATTCCGAGTCGGAAGAAGGTGACGACCACGTTGCTCGCTTCGTCTTTCCGGATGGGAGTGACGAAGAATGGATAAGATCAGACTCCGAATCTGAAAGTGAAGCCACTACGGTAGTCTCTGATGAAGATGATTTGGAAGTTTCAGACTCTGAGGATGGATCAGACTACGAGAGTGAATCTGAACCAGATTCAGACTCGGTAGAATTGGACGATCCCAAACCATACTACGGTAAGGGTTTCCGTGTCTATTTTGATAGTCGCGCAGACAAGAAGTTCTTCATGCAAGCTTTTGGTTTCATAGACGCCTAAGTCACTCGTAGACCTTGTAATAATCACTTCAAAAAAAAGATGCCCTGCAACAACTGTAACCTGAACACTGCGATACACATTGACTGTCTTCCGTGCTTCCACAGGTGTCTTGCCGAGGGAAATCGCACTGGGTTTGACAACAAAACAATCATCGAATGTGTGAAAAGGAACAATCTGGAAATGTTTAAATGTGCGATGGAAAGTAAACTTCTCATCAAGCCAAGTGATTACGAAATTGCGACGCATGCCATTCAGCATAACGGTCAAGCATGGTATCCATACATTCTCAGAGCTGTTTCTGAATCTTCCAATCCGAGAAGAATTGCCCTCTTCAAACTCGCCATCAAGTCTGGTGACATTAATTTGTGTCCTCAAATTTACCCATACTTGAAGCCGAG